TTTCAGAGGAAATGTTCAACACATCGAAGAGTCTGATTTTGTTCTCGTTAATACGAGTTATAGAGATATCGGTACTATCTTCGAGGCAGGAGTTTCATTCAAGGCCGGGAAGCCTATTGTATATTTTTGTGAAGGACTTCCTGATGGTGCACGATTTAATCTTATGCTTGCAAGATCTGGCGTTAAGGTATGTACAACATTCGACCAGCTTGAAGACTATCTAGATCGTTGCAACGAAGCAGGACGCATTGTTGTAGAGATGTATGATCAAGAAATAGAATAAATATTGTTTCATGTAAATACTGTATATTAGTGGTATAATATCTCTATAGGAGACAATTTGCCAATATCAGACTTACTTACAGAAATTAAAACAACTAAGGGTACAAACGCGAAACGAACGTTAGTACTTGAGAATAATTCTTTCCTCCTCCGGAAAATCCTCAAGTATAGTTTCGATCCGTTTGTGCCCTTTCATGTTATTAAGGTACCAAAACCAAACAAGCGACTTCCATTATTGGACGAAGAGTTGCGTTGGCGAGTGTTTTTTAATGCTTGTGACAAGTGTGCTAGTAGAGAAATCACAGGAAATGCTGCAATAGAAGAATTAGAGTCAGCATTTAATCTTGTTACTGAAGACGAAGAAAAGTGGATGAGAAAGATTCTCAAGAAGCATATCGCAATCGGACTGTCTACTACAACAATCAATAAAGACTTTCCAAACTTAATCCCTACTTTCGATGTCTCATTGGCTCAAAAATTCGACGAGAAAAGAGTTAAAAAATGGAAAACAATGATTGTTGAGAGGAAACTTGACGGCATCAGGTGTTTCTCTATTGTAAGAGATGGTACAGTTATTATGTACGCACGCTCAGGCAAGCCTATTACTAATTTTCTTGACTCAATCGGTCCTTCGTTGATATCGATGGGTGATGGTTGTTATGACGGTGAACTGATGGGTGAAGACTTTGTTGCTCTTATGCGACAGGCTTATCGTAAGGGAGATGTTAAGACAGATGGAACGTTCTTGGCTCTTTTTGATTTTTGTTCCCTTGAAGAATGGGATAGTAAAGATGCGACGACGAGTTATGTCGATAGACTGACTACTCTTTATGATAGAGTCAGTTCACTTGACGAAGACAGCAAAAAGCTAGTTACTTATGTTGATAAAGAAACACTGTCAGTCTCTGAAGACTCTGATCTTATAAAAGAACTTCATGACAAATTTGTTTCCGAAGGCTTCGAAGGAGCGATGATCAAAAATCCGCAAGCGCCGTATCAATTCAAAAGAAGCTACGACATTATGAAGCTCAAGGCGTTCTTTGATGTCGACCTACCAGTTGAAGGCCTATTGCCGGGACGTGGCAAGCATGTGGGGACACTTGGAGCATTTGTTGTGGACCACCAAGGAGTCAAAGTTCAAGTTGGTTCTGGGTTATCTGACGAGATTAGGTCTGAAATCTGGGACAACAAAGAAAAATATATCGGGAGGACAATTGAGATCAGATATCAAGAAATTACTCCAGATGGATCTCTAAGATTCCCAACATTCGTCTGTTTTAGAAATGATCGTGATTAAAAATGTTAAAACCATGGAGCCTTTATGCTGTTATATGCAATGATTCAAGTATTTACATCGGGATTACTACCAATGTGCAACGTCGTCTACATGAACACAATAATACAAACAAAGGATCAAAATATACAAGGTCGAGGCGGCCTGTTTCACTAGTATATGTTGAATCACATATGGATAGATCATCAGCATCAAAAGCTGAATCTAGATATAAAAAACTAAAACGCTCAGAAAAAATTAAATCCTTCGGTATTCGTGTAAACGAAGGAAAACTATTGTATAATAAACTATACATCGACACAACAGGACTATAATGACATCATTCGATAAATTCGCAATTCCACAATCTTTTACTGGGCTCCACGGTCACAGCAATTTTAGCCCATATGATGGATTAGGATACCCACAAGAACACATTGAGTTTGTTCTATCTGAAAAACAAGGTATGGACAGTTGGGCTCTAACCGATCATGGTAACGGAAACGGACTTGCTCATGCTCACATCGGCGCCAAGGCAGCTAAAAAGCGCGGTCAAAAGTATCGACAATTAAATGGCGTTGAATTTTATTTTGTTCCTGATCTTGACGTCTGGAAACAACAACATACTGCTCACAAAAATGAACAGGCAGAAAACAAGGCAGCTAAAAAGCGTGTAACAGTATCATCTGATGACGAACAAGGTGGGCTTGTCATTGAAGATGAGAACGCAACAAAGAAAGGGCTGATTGGAAAACCAGAGTGGAAAAAGTATTATCACCTTATTGTTATTGCTAAAAATAGAAAAGGACTTGAGAATCTCTTTACGCTAGTCAAAAAGTCATACCGTGATGGTTTCTATCGTTTCCCAAGGATCGACTTTAAGCTTCTCAAAGAGCATGGTGAAGGGCTTGTCGTGTCAACAGCCTGTGTTGGTGGGTTCGCTGCCGGTGAGATATTTAGAGAGTTCCCTGATAAGACGTTTATGGAGTTAACACCTGATCTTATCACAAGCCCTGGAGTTATAAAGCCGATAATGAATCGTCTTGAGAATATGACTGATCGATTTGTAGATGCTGTCGGTAGCGAGAACTTTTTCTTAGAGCTACAATTCAACAAACTTGGGGCTCAACATCTATCTAATATGTGTCTACTCGAACTGTCAAAAAAGACGGGTGTTCCTCTAATTGCAACTGCTGACTCTCACTTTCCAAACTCAGCATCCTGGGAAGCTCGCGAGCTCTATAAAAAGTTAGGATGGATGGGATCAAATTTAGCTGAAGAGACGCTTCCCGAAAAAGAAGACTTAAAATGTCTACTGTACCCAAAGAATGCTCAACAAATGTGGGACGAATACGGTGAAGGTAGAGAAGAGTTCGAATTCTACAAAGGAACCGAGAGCATCGTAAAAGACGCTATTGAGCGTACTCATGATATTGCTTGGAACCTATGTGAAGATGTCTGGATTGACACTTCTGTTAAATTGCCGAAACACATTGACAAAGAAAACCCTGAGCGTGATGAGTTCCAACAGTTAGCTGCAATTGTCAAGAAGGCAATTGTAACAGAAGGAATGGCTGATAAGCCTGAGTATGTTGCTCGTGTCAAAGAGGAACTTTCCGATATTAAATTCCTCGGTCACTCTTCGTACTTCTTAACGATGACTGAGATCTTTAAGCTTGCCGAGAAAAAGACATTAATGGGTCCGGGTAGGGGGTCTGGAGCCGGCAGTCTTGTCAACTATCTACTTGGGATAACTCACGTCGATCCAATCCCTTATGATCTTCTATGGGCTAGATTCCTCGGACGACACAGAGTCTCTTGGCCTGATATCGATACAGACGCTGGCGACCGTGACGAATTGATCAAGGCTGCAAAGGAATTATATGGCGATGAAGCTGTTGTTCCAGTGTCTAATTTCAACACATTAAAATTAAAATCATTAGTTAAGGATATTGGAAAATTCTATGGCGTTCCTTTTATGGAAGTCAATGATGTTACAAACAATATTCAAGATGAAGTCTTCGCTAAGGCTCATGATCAAAATCAAGAGCGAGGTGTCTTTGTTCTAAAACATGAAGATAGCATGAAGCACTCTGAAAAATATCGATCATTCATGGAAAAATATCCAAAAGTCGAAAAGCACGTTGCTACATTATTCCAACAGAATAAATCAATTGGGCGTCATGCAGGCGGCGTCATTATTGGTGAACCAGATGAAATGGCTAAACAGATGCCGATCATTGGAGTTCGTGGTGAGATGCAGACTCCATGGGCAGAGGGTATGAATTTCCGACACCTTGAAGATAATGGGATTCTTAAGTTTGACTTCCTGGGACTATCACTACTCAAGAATACTGAAAACTGTATTCGACGGATTCTTCGGAAACAAAACGATAGTGAACCCACATTCCTTGACATTAAAGAGTACTTTGATAACAACTTGAATTGTCGTACTAATCTTCAGGATGATCAAAAAGTTTGGAAGCATGTTTATCATGAAGGTCGATTCGTTGGAGTGTTCCAATTCACAGCAAGTGGTGCTCAACAGTTCTGTCTACAAGCAAAACCCACTACGTTAATTGAACTAGCTGCGCTTACTGCTATTTATCGACCAGGACCACTCAAGGCAAATGTACACAAGAAATACGTCAAAGTAAGAAACAAAGTCGCAGCTGGTGAGCCCATTGTCTTTGACCACCCTTCTATTGAAAAGGTGTTAAAGGATACATATGGTTTCATAGTGTTTCAAGAACAGTTCATGATGCTTGCTCAAGAGATGGCGGGATTCTCTCCTGGAGAGTCAGATAAACTTCGAAAAACCCTAGTCAAAATCTCAGTAGATTCAGCTGGTGGTAAAGTAGGCGAACGAGAGATAGCAAGAAAGAAGTTTGTTGAAGGTGCTCGTAATCTTCATGACATTGATGAAAAAATCTCAAACAAGTTGTGGTCTGAAATTGAGGCATTTGCTTCGTATGGTTTCAATAAGAGTCACGCAGTCGCTTATGCTATTGATTCATACTACGCGGCATGGTTACATACTCATCATGAACCAATGTGGTTGGCTACTCTATTACAGACTAATAACGATAATCCCGCCAAATTAGAAAAGACGATTGGTGAGATCAAAGCGCTTGGTTACAAATTCGCACCTGCCGATATCAACTATTCGGGAAATGAATGGGAATTCTCTGAAGAGATTGCGTCGTTCGTTCCACCATTGAGCTCTGTCAAGGGTGTTGGAAAGACGGCAATGCTTGAAATCATGGGGGCACGACCGTTCACTGATCTTAACAACTTGCTCTTTAATGAGGAAGGGAAATGGAAACATTCAAAGATGAACAAGACGGCATTCACATCTCTTTGCAAGATTGAGGCGTTTAGCTCAATAACAGAAATGCAGGATGGCACTATAAAGAATCACAATCAATTGCTTCACATCATCACTGATGATAAGAATTACGAGACGTTGAAAAAGGGTGAATTCGGACTGACAAAGACTCAACTTAAGAGGATGCTTAAGAATGATGAATTCCCTGAGCCGCTATTACCTGGATTGATAGATAAATACAAGAATATATTTGATTGGAATAGATCTGAAAAGATTCTATTCTTCCATGATATCACAAAAACAGTAAGTAATTCACTGCTATTCCCTGAGACTATGATGAAACGAATAGCTGATAAGCAAGTCCAATCTGTGTTTGACATAGCTCCTGGGGCAACTGATGTTGGTTGGTGTTGTATCACTGAAGTTATTGAGAGGACAACAAAGAATAATAAGAAGTTCTTTAGACTAAAAGCAATTGATTCCAATAATAATCAAGCCTGGATTAGGGTCTGGGGTAAGTTCAATCAAGCCCCTGAACCATTTACTATCTGGGTATCTGAAATTAAGCATGATGAAGCTTGGGGTATGAGTACTACTGCTTGGAAAATGAAACAAATTAGATCGTTTGAATAGAATATGAATACTATTATATGTTGTCCCAAAGATAAGGAGAGAAGATGATACCAGCAGTAACTGTAGACAACCTCACAATCGAAGGCTGCGACCTCTCGGGTAAGTCGACTCTCTATTGGGACATTCATAAGTCAAACGACTATGCTTATAACATTCATGACCGAGCACAGTTAACAATGCTCGTCTACGCCCGCCGCTATAATCGTGACAAGCAAATAATAAAAAACTGGAGAAGACAACTAAAAGAGCATTTGTTCAATTTAGATAACAGACTTATAGTCTTAATGCCAACCTTCAGTCTACTACGTAAACGATACGAAGACAGAGGCGATCCTATTCATGATCTTGACTCATTATGGCAAGTCTATAGTCTGTATAAAGAAGAGATAAAGCATTTCGAATCATTCCCTAATGTTCTTATTATAAGTGGTGATGATGTCTTGAATGCTTCAGAAATTGCATTGCTTTGGCTTAATAACGTCCCAACAATTAAGACAATCCACAACGATGTCAGACAGATGACAGAAGCTCAGCCTAATAACGAGGCAAGCGGACTATCTTTAACTCTATCATCACCCACACCGTTCCCGTCCGATGTTGCAGTGTTCGACTGGGACCTCGAAAGAGAACACTATACCGATATATTGGAACGCGTGCGCGGGAACATCGTCAATGAACTGTCGGGGAATAATAAATACGGCATAATTCAGGAACAAGATAAAACAAGAAGATTTGTTTTTGTACAACCCGAGTGCATCTCGATGATCCACATAATAATGAGAGGTAATACTCTAACAATGCGAGTGACTGCAAGATCAACAGACGTCATCAAATTCTTCCCAAATGACATTAGATTCTTGGGACATCTATTCAATAGTGTGACTGAACTGTTAGATACAGATAGCATTGAAAGATACGAATTAAAGCTTACAATGAATAGTGCACATATTTTATCATAAAGATAAACAAAAACAAGAATTAGAATATATTTATAAAAGACAAAGTATTATTTGTATTTATAACGTTAAAGGATGAGTTTATGATTCTTAAAAGATCAACTCTAAAAAACATAATAAGAGAAGAACAAGACAAACTTGATAACGAGTTATCAACTGTAGATTCTGATGCTGTTCCAGAAATAGAGATTCCAGAGGAACTGCAAAAAGTTCCAGAGTTTATGGCTCTATCATCAGATAAACAGATAAAATTGACGTTTATATTGTCACTTGGAGTGAAAAAATTTGAAGAATATCAAGTATCTTCACTTACAGAAAAAGAGTTATCTAGACTTCTTATTGCAAATGACTATGATATTAAAGAATATCAATGGGTTATTGACAACAAACATTCATTTGTTAAATGGTATGTTGACATAGTTCTTATGATCCATGCGCAAAGATTCGCTAAAATGTCTAAAAAAGGAATGCTTGAAGGATAAACTTCTTCAAATTAAACGGATAATAAAAAATGAAAATAACAAAAAACATACTACGTGAGATAATCGAAGCTGAGATGAGTTCACTTAATGAAAGTATCCGTGGGAATAGGGATCAACAAAACGTCGACAAACTCAGCGGATTTCTCGTAAATAATAGAGAAGCCGATTTCTTGAATCTTTTCGATGCACGGTTTAAAACCCTAAATGCAGATGACTTTAAAAACCATCCCGACCTTTTTAGAAT